CGTGCACATGCCGTCCCACGCCTACGTGCGCACCGGGCGATGGAGCGATGCGCTGGAGGCCTCAAAGATCGGCGCCAATTGGCTGGAACTCAACACCCCCCTACCCCCCTCGCCCCGACGTCTCGCGACGGCACACCTGACTAAGTCCGACACTGTGATCCCACGCTCAGCAGCCATCCTGGCCACCAGGAGCTTCACGTTGTGGCTCACACGAATCAGCACGGGCAATCTCCTCAAAAAGAAAAAAGGCCCAGAGAGGAGGGCCTTAGGAGGTTAGGTGGATGTCCAGTTGCACCCGCATTTGGGCGCAATTTAACAGGCCCAATGTAATACAGGTGACAGAAGTTGTCAATAGGCTGGTGACAAGAGTTGTCAGTCTGCCAGGTCTGGCATCAACTCCTCTTGGATAGCATTGAGGACCTCGTCAGCGGTCACATCCTCCGGCAGTCCCCTCACCGATAGGAACTCCGTCTTGCTCTCAATCTTGGTCTGTGCCACCAAATACCTCTCGCGGTCCTTCTCGGTCCACTCGAGCTGGCGCTGTTTCCTAGTCGGCAACTTGTCATCTTTGGTGGCCGCCGAGTTGCTCGAAGATTTATTGCTCCGCCTGCGGTTCTGCTCAGCGAGTATGTCCATAATCTCCTGCCGCTCCCGCTCCCTCTGTTGGCGTTGGGTAATCCTCACAAGGTCGGCCTCCAGGTAGGCCCTCCCGCAGGCGTTACAGGTCCACCAGGGCGGGTTTGGGGCGAGTTCTTCGGCACAGTTTAGGCATTGATGGTTCACAGTTAAACCGCCTTCACACACAGATTTACTCGATTCTCCACCGCCCACTGTAGCAGCAGAAGCGCAATGGTCTTGCGATGGATCTCTTTTGCAACTCGGGCCGGTCCAGAACCTGACACCATCAGTCTGATGGACTTCTCTTCGTGGTCAACCTGAACGGCCAATGGGTCATTGCCCTGGAGCCAGTTGGACGTAATCTGTCGGAGTTCTTCGTATTCCTCACCGCCAAAGCAGCATCCAGTGTTAGCGCACAACCTCAGCAGGTCATATTGTTGGAACCGCTTGATCCTGTCCAGTTCCTCCAGGACTCCGTCCCATTGTTCGGGTTGCATATCGTATCCAGGATAGACCATGTATGTGACGCTCACGTTTATCTCCTCACTCGGTTATGCGATCACATTGTGATCGGATATCGAAGGCCTTTTTGAAGTTCTGTTCGTAGATAGTAAATGGCGTAAAATAAGGATTTCGGTCAAAAATGTGATCGGATAAGATCGTTGTGATCGGATCTATGCCCCCATTGTTATTATTTATTTTCACTATATATCTCTTTTTCTTTTTCTATCTACTTTAATACAGAATAAGCGATCAAGCGATCCGAAATCGGTGGTTACGCCATTTGGAATCCGATCACATCCGATCCAATCTGATCGCATCACGCCAACCGAATCCCCTCGTAAGCTCTGGTTCTGGACCTTCCAACCAGGACCGTTTCAAAGTGCTTCTTGAGCCACATTCCGCATTCTCGATGGCTCAAAGGCTTGTGGTTGTAACGCTTGCAGAATGCTGCAAACCGGTCGAAGAACTCTCCTGACGTCACCGTCCCGGTTTTGTCTGCGACACATTCTGAGTGCACAAAGAACGCCAGGACGTCGCAGTCACTCCGATACTGCTCTGAGTCTGAGATGATCCTGATCGGCTTATCGAGCCCCTGACGTTGCCAATCCAGGCACCCCTGGACGGCCCAGGTCAGAATGCCCTCGGCCTCGTTGTCCAGGAGCTTTTTGGGCATATCTGGGTCCGCTGCCTCGAATTTGCCGGGCCAGTTGATCCTGACAATCCGGCGCCAGATGCCGTCATCGGTCCCCGAGATATTGGGTAGGTGATTGGTCAGGAACCAAAGTTTCCCGGTTGCCGCAAACTCAAAATGTTCCTGATAGAGCCTGCGGGCCTTGATGAGGTCACCGCCCACAAGGCGTTTGAGTAGGGCCTCGTCCAACTCAAAGTTCTTCGGCAACTCGCTCACCTGAATCAGGCGCTTGTTGTAGATGTCTGCAATGTCGTTCCTGATGGCGTTTTCCTGTGCCACACTCAGGCTCGTGGCATTTAATTGGCAGGTGTAGGAGGACAGTATCTGGCACAACACGGCCAGGAACGTCGATTTCCCGTTTTTGCCATCCCCTTCGAGCCAGAAACTGACTTGCTCGCCAATCTCGCCGGTCAGTGAGTAGCCAACAGCGCGCTGGAGGTAGGCGATAACGTCCTGGTCACCGCCCAGGCCGTGGTGGAGTAGTTCCTGCCACATCGGGCACTTGGCGCCGGGGTCATAGTCGATATCCAGGCACATTGTGATCAGGTCATCCTGCCGATTCTCGCGAATGTGGCCGGTTCTCAGGTCAACGGTGCCGTTCTGGCAGTTTAGCAGCCACTGGTCCTGGTCCAGGTGCTTGGATTTTACGCGGGACGGCCGCCAGGACTTGAATTGGGACAGCATAGCGTCCCGCCGGGATGAGTTTTGGCAGCTCGTGTGATAATTGATGGCAGTCTTGCGACACTTTTCATCCTCAATCTCCCAGGCCGCAGCCTTGCGCCTGAGCGCAGTTTTGTTGGCGTATTCCAGAGCCTCGTCGTTGTCCGCCTGCCAGTGTGTGCCAACCCAGACAAGCCACTCCCTGGCGTCAGAATGCCACCGGAGTTTGTGCCCGTAAAGGTGGGCAAGTGCGAAGGCGTTCCCGAGGTCTGTGAGTTCAAAGTCGTTCAGTTCCGGGTTGGCCTCGTAGCGTTTGGACGCCCATTTGAGGGGGTTGACCGGCCCCAGTGGGCCTTCCCCGGCCCCGGCCTCCTCCTGGGCCCTGTGGGCCTTGCTGGGCCCTGTGGCCACGGGTTCAACTCTCCGGGATTTCCGGAGACTTGCCGGGTCAAACATCTCCCGCAGGTCCGACCAGGACCGGTGTGCGCAGGAGTTATGCAGGCACCCGGCCGCCAGTTTACCGTCGGCCCGCTCGATCACATAGCCGGAGTTGTTCGTGTGCTCCGGGTTCCAGGGGCAGGTTCTCAACTGCCACTTGCGGCCCCCCTCGTAGGGTATAGGCCCCACCGCTTCGGGCAGGTTCTGCCGGACGAACTCCTCGATGTCAAATTTGCGTCCCGTGGCCTCCTCATTTGCCCTTTTTGGGCGCTCGGAGGATTTGGACGGCCTCTGGGCCTCCTGGCCCTGCCTGGGATCCACAGGGGCCCTGAACGCGTCCAGGATGGTCGGGCTCACCGGGACCCGGTGGGCGGCCTGAATCACGCTGGCCATCCGGTGTGGGCGCTGGTCGGTCCCGGCGCCTTTGCGGTTGAGTGTGCCGGGTATGCGGCTGATGCGGGCCGCGTTGGCGACCGTCTGGTCTATCTGGACGCCGGTCCCGTCCGGTGAGCAAAAACGCTGCTGGGCCCAGGCCAGAACGCTCTTGACGAGCGCCAGGGACTCGGGAGTGTTGGGCAAGTCCACGGCATAGAGCAGGTGGGCGCCGTTGCCGGAGTTGATTATGGTTGGCGTGGGCCATCCCTCATCGGCCAGGGTGGCCTCGATGTATGTTGCCAGGTCCAGGGCGGACTGCAGATCCTGGTCAGACGCTGGGATTCCGGCAGGTCGCTGGAAGTCCAGGTCAAGCAGGATATGGGTTCGGCGCGTGATGTCCTTGTCAGATGTTGTCGGCGTGCCTTTTTTTGATTGTGCCTTGTCCAGTCCGGTTCTGGCGGCCAGGTCCAGTTTGGCCGGGTTGATTGTGAGGTATGCGTTCCCGCCCGCTTTGGTGTATCGGTGGGCCTCGGCCATCATCTTGGCCGGGTCCCGGAAGTATCCACTGGCTACACCGGGAGCGCCGTTGGGCTCCAGGATGCGAAGTTCGAGACATTCGTTTTCTGCGAGATGAGAAAAAAAAAGATCGCGCATCTATGACAGGAATCCTTTTGCCTTGATTTTTTGGACGTGCGCATACGCGGCGCTTACCTGGATTCCGAAGTGTGTGGCAATAGCTCGGATTTTTTGCCATCTCATTGCTTGCTGGCCTCCCTGGCCTCGCGCCAGTATTGGCGGGCCGCCTCGTAGCAGGCCAGGACCTCTGGCGCATCAGTCCAACACTGGAAAGCCTCGTTCAAGACCTGCTCTGCAATGTGCTCTCTGAGCCAGAACAGCAGATAGTCGCACACAAACTGAGGATCCCAGTAGTCGTCTTTTTCCGTATCGACATAGAAGCGCGCAATATCCTCAACAACCGCGTGAATCTTGAAATGGTGAATGCCCCAACCATCTGCAGTAACGGAATCAACGAATCGGTCCCCCTTCTCAATCGGAACCCCGGTCATATCGCAGACTGTCCTGTGGTTGCGCTTGGCTATTTTGTGTTCGTATCTCAGCGTAGTCACGGGTGATTGCCCCTCCTAAAAATGTCGCTCAGGTCCCAACAGGACCCCAGGCTGTGCCCATAGCTGTCAACTCGGTCAATTTTGCGAATGGGCCGGAACCAGTGTGGCCGTTGGCCGTCGGCCAGGGAGACAGATGCTGTCCCGCGTTTGCGGCGCTCGGTGCTGTCCGGGTCAAACCCGGCCTCATCCTCCATCTGGAGCCAGTCGCCCCAGGGCATCCACCACGCGCGTGACCGTCCGCCCGTGGCTACGTATTTGACCAGGATGGCGCATAGGCCCTCGGCCTCATACCATTTGGTCAGGTGTTTCCGCTCGTTCTCGGTGATGGCCAAGAACGGGATTTTGAGGGAGCGGACCTCTTTGGCTTCCAGCAGGTAGGCCCGGCCGTCCACCAGCGCCATATGATCGCAGACGGGCGCGGGCGTGTTGGAGTTGTAGTTCCAGCCGGTCTTGTCGCGCAGGTATTGCGTAACCGATTTGCTTACTTCGGATTCGAAGTCTTTGCCGTAGCTCATATTCCTCCGATGATGACACAATATGTCACCCCTGTGTCAAAATTTTTTTCGCAGGTCGTCACAGTCCGGGTCTCCGCACACATACCTGTTGCCGTCCGGCAGCATCTGGCCACACACGCAGCACCAGCCCTGGGGCCTGAGCCAGTGCTGCAGTGTGTCCTGGTAGGTAGTCAGGTCATACCTGAGCTGGTCCGTTATGGCCTCTGGCGGACCTGCCAGGACAACCCGCACGCCATCCCAGGCAAACCGCAGTCCCGCGGCCCGGACCTGCTTGGCGTAGGTGTTGGGCCAGGAGTATCGTGTTGGCCGCTGCGTCAGGAGTTTACGCCAATGGGGCGCCAGTTGCCTGAGACAACTCCTGGCGGCCTCATCGGCGCGTTTGGACTCCACCACCTGACGGGCCGTCTCGTCGATTTTTGACGCCACCTGTTCGGGCGTCATATCCTCGACATCGAGCTTGCCATACAGGCGTGCCAGCACGTGAATGGGCACACGCTGGCCGGTGGGCTCGGGCCGGTATTTTTTGGTGGGCCGCCAGGTTTTAGCCATCCAGTTCTATCCAATGCATTTGCCGTAGCAGCGCATCATAATGCTCAAGGATGTCTGTAAATCTGGAGATTTCCGCCTTTTTCTCACCAGGAGCCCATCTCCATATGTCAGTCCGGTCAAGGCTCTCATATAGTTGGTCCATCTCGTCTTCCAGCGTTTCCAGGCCCTTGATGTGGTTCTCAATTTTGCCGCGAACGCCCTGAATGTAGTGCCGAAACTTGCGCCAGAGCTGGAAGTAGTCACGCATCTAAGACCCTTTCTTCGCACCCATCCGATCCATCAGGCGTTGGATTTCGAGTGCCTGTAGATATCTGGAGCTTAAAATTCTCAACTTCAGGCTGTCATTTTCGTTTTGAATCTGTTCCAACAACTCTTCGCCACGTTCCTCGATCAGAACATAAAGCGCCCGCCACATACTCTCGTAGTCACGCATCCTGCACCCGCTCCAGTTGGACAATCGGCATGTAGAAAACCGCATAGCGGCTTTGTTTGTTCTGGTGCTGGCCGTCGAAATCCACGAACACGGACCCGTCCGCAATGTTGAGCACAACGCCAACTTGTCCATACCTGCGGCCCTCGACAAGGCACCTGACTCTGTCGCCTACCTTCAGCAACATCAGGACTCACTCTCCAATCGCAGCCTTTTGGCTGCCTCCAGGTAAAGCTCGGCAATCTCTTCGAGCAGTTCTGGTCGCGGGTCCGTGATGAGAATCCCGTTGGTTGACATCGTTGTAGGACCCTCGGTAAGTGGACCTTGTGCTGGCCGGAAGTGAAGCGTGAGTATTTCCATACCCGACGAAGTTTTTACGGTGTAGGTATGCATCAGAACATCTCCGGCGCATCAGTCTGCCGCTCGGCCTTGCCCTGCAGCAGCACGAGCTGGCCCACCTGCAGTTCGATAGACTTCCTCTCGTTGCCGTCCTTGTCGGTCCACTTGTTCTCGGTCAACCTTCCGGTGAGTCCAACCTTGTCGCCTTTGGAGCAATATTGACTGAGGACCTCGGCCTGCTTCTCCCAGAAGGTGGCCCTGATCCACGTGGTTTCGTCCTTTTTGATTCCCGAGATGGCTACGCTGATGGTGGCAACGGCCTTCCCTGATTGCGTGAATTTCAGTTCGGGTTGGGCGCCCAACCTCCCGGTGCAGGTGTATTGGTTTAGGTCTGACATAGCTAAATGGCCTCCATTTCAAGGTGATATTTTACTCTCAGGTTGCTCATTTGGTTCCTCTCTTATTCCACTAGGTTGAGGGTGTCGGTCGTAGCTTTCAAAATACCTACTCCTCCCACTCCGGCTTAAAATTCTTCAAATACTTATCGGCCTCCCGAACCCATCTGAACAGCATAATCGCTGCAATCCAGTTGGCGATCAGAGCGTCACGCTCTGACGAATTCTGGAACGCCGGAACTACCTGAAGTTGTGCGGTTTTTTTGTCGAGCCGGACAATATAACCCCGCTCCGGTTTTGGCGTAGACGGATTGCACAGGCCCCACATATGGGAGTAGGCCCCAATCTGCAACAGGTGGCCGGCGTAAACGCCCGAGCTGGTTTTCCAGTCCGGTATCACGATATCACCGCTTGCGGTCCTGGCCACACAGTCCACAGTCCCGGCCACACCGTTCTGGATGTCGGCGAGAAACTGCTCGGTTGCAATCGGCGTCAGCTTGTTGCTCACCCAGAAATCTCGAAACGCGGCCAGCGCGTTCTGGACTTCGGTGGGTTCCTCGGCAACGTTAATTTGGTAGTATTTGCCGCCTTCTTCGTAGACGACAGTTTTGATCGTTGGTCCGTGCTCATCCAACTCTTGCAGGTCCAGGTGGCGAATCCACAGGTCGATCAGGTTGTGGGCCCGTGTTCCGAGTTCCGCGGCTTTGTCCCGTTTATCAAACCGCGCCGAGAACGAGGCCCGGTGAATATCGAGCAACTCCTGGGCACAGTATTCTGCCCAGGGTTGGATTCGCGCTTTGCTCGTGTCGATGGTCAGAGCCGGGTTTCTCAGCCGTTTCTGCGCGGCCTCAATCCGGCGCCAGGAACCCTGGACTTCCTGCTGATAGGTCTGGCCGTTGATGGTTTCCAGTCCTCTGAGAGTTGGCACGCCGAGACAGTCAGACAGCGCCTCGTTGACGGCCCAATCAATGAGCCCTTCCCCTTTGCCGATCATCCCAACAACGTCGGTCACCCTGGTCCCGAATATGACTTCCCGTCCGTTTTTCAGCCGGACGGCGTATTTTTGATAGTAGGTCCCTGGTGCGAACGTGTTAGCAAGGCTTACAAGTTCGGCTGAATCGAACTGGTCTTGTTGCAGATTCAGGCCCGGCTTCCACCAGTTTGCAGAAGGCACAATGCGATATCCGAGCGGGCATTTTTCAACAGTCTTAGCCATCAGAACAGGTCAAACTCCTTTTCTGTAGCGTCTGAATGGGCCGCCAAAACGGTCTCGATTTTGGCAACCTGCCCAACCGTTGCGGCCCTCATCGAGGTAATTTCTGGCAGCAAACGCTGCATCTCCGCCTTGGCGTTGGCCTTCCCGAACCGCTCACACCACCGAATCCAGACGTCGGATTTCAACTCCTCGCTGGCCGGTTCGTTGTCTCCGAAGGCGTCAACCTGTGGCGTGACGTCCTGGGCGCCAGGGAAGACTTCCTTGGCCTGCTCGACCATCTGCTGATGGGTTTTGTCAGTGGTGTTTTTGCCAACAAATTTGATGTATCGTCCACAATAACCACAGTCAGCTCGAGTGTGTGGACCGGATTTAGTGAGAACAGGCGAGGTTGTTTGCCCGCATTGCTCACACTTCAGCATTGATTCATCTGTGTTTTCAGTAAACTCAATCGATGCTTGTGATGGCGTCTTTTCACTTGCGGGTTTGGCGGGCTCGGGCGCGGCCTCCGCCTTGCCCCTTTTCGGTGGCGTAGTCTCGACCGGCTTGGAGACATCCACGTGCTTGAATTTCTTGGCGGGCGCCGGTGCTGGCGTCTCGGGCTCGGGAATAATCTCCCCGTCCACAGACTCAACCCCGGCCGTGTAATCCTCGGACAGATACAGCCCACCGCACACCTCTGGGAATGCTGCCCTCAGAGCCTGCGCCTCAGCGCACTTGGCGAGCTGGTTGTCCGGCGCCTTCCCCCAGGGCGTGTAATCCTGGACGATGCCGCAAAAACTCTTGAACCGCGCAAAACCCCAACAGGGCTCTGACCAACCTTCGCGCAACACGCCAACACGGGCCGCAAGCGGGGCGCCGTCCTCCGCCCAATAATCGCGCCATTCTTTGTCTTTGCCCATCCAATACGGGCCCAGACGGCCCCGGTATCGGCCCGTGGCCTCAGCCCGGCCGCGAAGGCCGTCGATTGAAATCTGGTAGCTGACTTTTCCCCTCTTGTCTTTGATAAAATAGGCGTGCTTGGAAAACGGGTCCAAGCCCTTTTTGGCACAGTATTGCGCAAACGCCATCACCTCATTTTCAGATGCGGGTTTGCCCTCGGCGTCTACGCAGAGCTTTCTCAGGGCGTCAATCACTGGCGCCTCGATCTGGGCCAGGGCAAGGTTGGGTTTAATCGGGACAAGACTTGTCATTTGGTTTCCTCCAATTCAAGTGAAAGACGTTTGTCTGTAGGTTTTGGCGATGGCGTGAAGCGTTGCTAAATAGGATAGATTGCAGTCGAATCCAGGCACGTAATATTGCTGGTAATTGACGTATCTCCAGTGACAAGACTCAATTTCAGCGCCAATGTCTATCCCTGCTTTGATGCACAAATCCATTAACTCGTAGATGTCTCGGCTCAGCGGGTCGATTTGTTCCAAGTGTCCTCCTGCTTAGATTCTGAAATTTTTGTGGCCCTGCGGGCATCGGTAGGTGGTCAAGAGACTGTATTCATTGAGTTTCTCGTTACAGGTCAGGCCGCATTTGCGGCATTGGATGTCGGTCTGCGCTGGTTCCCATCGCTCCAGGTGCTCCAGACTTTCTTCCTGCTCGCGGCCCTTGCGTGGGGAGTAGACGTAGTGGATTCCGCGGTTACCGTTGCCAGGCATATTTGCGCTCCCGGAGGTAGGCTTTGAATGAATCGGGATCAGCCAATCTCCGCCACTGCCACTCCCTGCGGTTGCGGAGTCTGGCGAAGTCCCGCAGGGCGCCCAACTCCTGCAAAAGGCGGCCGCGCTGGGCGTAGTGTTCGGAAAGGTCGAAGGGGTCATCGGTTCTCACTCCGGCACCTCCACAAATTGAAAGACCCAGGTTCCTGGAAGGTCTGCTCACTCTGCCACCTCCACAAACCGGCCGCTCTCAACCCGATATTTTTTGTCGGGCTCAATTCCAGGAGTTACGCCAACCTCTGCGGCTAGATGGCGAAAGGTTTTCCTCAATTCGTCGTAAAAAAGGATTGATATAACTCCCCAATATCCGGCGGTGGCCGTGCCCCCATCTCCGGCGGTGGCCGTGCCCCGAGTTCCGGCCGTGGCCGTGCCCCGAGTTCCGGCCGTGGCCGTGCCCCCATATCCGGCCGTGGCCGTGCCACTGTGTCCAGCTGTGGCCGTGCCCCAGTGTCCGGCTGTGGCCGTGCCCCCATCTCCGGCGGTGGCCGTGCCCCCATCTCCGGCCGTGGCCGTGCCACTGTGTCCAGCTGTGGCCGTGCCCCAGTGTCCGGCCGTGGCCGTGCCCCCATCTCCAGCTGTGGCCGTGCCCCGAGTTCCGGCCGTGGCCGTGCCCCCATCTCCGGCCGTGGCCGTGCCCCGGAATCCGGCGCGCGTTGGATCGGTTTGCATTTTCTTGATTGCACCCTCAAAAGTGCCACAATAGATAACGGTCCCGCGGCGGAATTTGACTTTTCCATCTAGATCAACAATGTCAGAACTCGCAACCCTGACGACGAGCCATTTAGCGCCAAGAATTTCTTGATATCCGTTGCTGCTATTGATGTCGCACGATGGAGTCCAACGCCAACCGTGCAAACCGTTGCCGCAAAATGGCTTTGGGTCCCAATCCGGGCATTCCACGGGCCCTTTTTCCGGCCACACAAAGCCTTTTTTCGTGGTCATACTGGGGCCAACGACCTTCAAAATGTTGACAAATTTTGGCGTTCTCATACCAACCAAACCCCGCCATTCTCTGCCGCAGTGTCCAGCAGTTGATTTAGATCGGCCTCGATGGGCCGCTTGTCCCACGCCTGCTCGGCCTCAGCCTGCGTTTTGCGGGCCGGGCCGTAGGCGTGACAGTTGTAGCAATAAATCACATAGGCCATGCACAGTTTTGGCTTGGCGGTTCTTTGGCCGCAGAATGGACAGGGCTTCATAGTGCCTCCCCAAACAGCGTCTCCTGGCCGCTGGCCAGTTCCGCTTTGCGAAGATTCTTGACGGCTACCCTGAAATATTCAGGCTTCAACTCCACGCCAACAAACCGGCGTCCACAAACGATTGACTCGTAACCCTCGCTCCCGATCCCGGCAAACGGGCTCAGGACAAGCTCACCAGGGTTCGACCAGAGTCTGACGCAGCGTTCGATGACGTCGAGTTGCAGCGGGCAAATGTGCCGTTCATCTTTGTCGCTTCTGGCGTCCTGAACATTCAGGGTGTTGGTTTCGCGAATCCCATACCAGACGGGCCGTGCCCATTGGATCCAATCCTCGTTGGATACGTCACCAACGATGGGAACAGCGTTTTCGCCAGGCTTTTTGAATACCAGGATAAAGTCTGCCAGTCCGGGGCGTGACCAACTTCGGTCCTTATTCTTTTGGACAAACATCAAGGCTTTCGCCTTGGTCCGAATGGCCTGCGCCTGCGGGCATTTGTCTATGCACACTTCGCCATAGTGGACCCATCCGCAGCGTCGATAGGTGTCGATTACGGCGCCCCGGAAGTCGGTCAGGCCGATCACTCCATCGTGCGCCAGCGTAGTTGTTACCTGAGCCACGTGCACGCAGGTCAGCCGCCCAGGTTTGGTCACGCGCAAAACCTGCTCAACCAGGTAACGGAATTGGCCGAAAAACTGCTTGTGGTCTACGCAATTTCCCATGTCTCTGGGATTGTCTGAATAGGTGTATAGGGTGGCAAACGGCGGACTGTAGACCGACAAATCGACGGAGTCTGACGCAACCTCGGCCGCCAGGACCTCAACGCAGTCCCCATTGTAAAGCGTGAAATCTCGGCCCGTGTGGGAGTTCGTGAGCCACGGCGGCAACTCGATCTCCTGGTTGTTGATTTCCGCCTGCTCCAATTCCCCCATATTAGCAATAATCGAATCTCCCATCCTGCGGGCCTCCTCCTCTTTTTTGAGCACGTTAGTGACAATTGACGTCTCTAGCTCTGACGTCACGATATAAGCCCGAACCGGCTTCTGTTGACCGAACCGGTAGGACCGTCGCAGGCATTGGTAATACGCCTCCCAGGAGTCCCCGATGCCCAGGAATATCTGCCTCGAGCAGTGCTGGAAGTTCATTCCAAAGCCACACACTCTGGGTTTAGTAATCAGGATGTTGGCGCTGCCATTGACAAATTGCTGAAGGCGCTCAACCTTTTTCTCTTCTGGCGTGCTGCCCTCAACTCGGACAACGTCGGCCATTGTTCGTTTAAGTCCGGCCTCAATGGCGTCTGATTCGTCGTTAAGGCCGGTCCAGATAATCCAGGATTCAAAAGGCTCGGCGTCAATCAGTTTCAGGGCGGCCTCAACCCGGTCTTCGATTGTGGACTTGCGGACGGCGGCCCGGCCGGACACGCCTTTCAGGTCTGCGGGCTGAAACAGGAAGCCATCGGGAACCGCATCGGTTGCCACTGCGATGGCTTTGACCGACAGTTCCGGCAGGACATACCCTGACGCATCCTCGCCGACGTCGGACGGGTCACGCAGGTAGACCGACCAGGACGCGAGCCAGCGGTAAAAATCCCTGGACGCGTGGCCCTTTAGGCGCCATCCCTGATCGTCGTGCACGAACCAATGACTCAGCATTTCCGTTCGCGTTTTGATGCCAAGGAATTCGGCGTGGTTCGCGATCTCGGCGATGTCGTTGGGCGCCGGGGTAGCCGTGCAGCACAATCGGAACGGGATTCCCTGGGCCTGTGATATCAGCGCGTTTCGCGTTTTTCCGTCGCAGTTTTCAGGATGCTGCTCTCGTCCAGCACAATGCCGCCCAGGTCGAGTTGTCCGAAAAGGTGATGCCGCTCGTAGTTAGTCACGTAGATTCCGGGCTCCAGAATCTGCGCGCCAAACTGGACGTGCCGGACGTCGATTCCCAGTTTCATTGCCTCGTTCTGGGTTTGGCGCGCGACGGTCAACGGCGCATAAATCAAGACCGGCTTGCGGGTATATTCCAGGACAAACCGAGCCCATTCCAACTGTTGAAATGTTTTGCCCAGTCCGCAATCCTCAAACAGGGCGGCACGGCCTTTGCGCAAGGCCCAATGGACAATCTTGCGCTGGAACGGAAACAGGGTAAGGTTGATTCGGTTAAACTCAACACAAACTCCATCCGGCTGTTTATCGCGCAACTTCTCGCTCACGTAATCTGAGTATTTCAAAGTAACTCCTCAGTCTTATTGACAGCGCACGGCCTTTTCTCGGCCTTGCATCGGGTGAGCGTGACAGAGTATGTCGCTCCGTCCCGGTGGCACAGATAGTTTTCCTGGGTGGCCTTGGCCCCGCAGGACGGGCACCGGACAGAGTATTTGGCGGGCTTTATCGGGTCCCACTTTTCCTGGACTCGTTTCCCAGTGCGGCCCGGTTGCTCTCGGTTCAGTGCGTGCACGCTGGGCACGCTGAGTTGATATTTCCTCACCGCCAGATCACCAGTTTGTTGGCGGATCTAGAGTTGTGATAACCAAACACGGCCACCGGGAAAGAAAGGTGCTGTGCAACGAGAGCCGTCAACGGGTGAAAGCAAACTATGCCGTCCAGGTTATAGTGGGCATCCAGTGCCTCAATCTGCTTGTCCAAAACCTCGCAAAACGGGTCTAGGTAACCAGAAGGAACCAACTCAATACCTTGCTCATCTGCGAGTCTGATATGGTCACTGGTTAGCGACAGACTCGGGAACAGGAACCGCTTTTTCCGCTTCTCATTTGGCCTGCCACACTCCGCGCACGAAAGCGCGTGTTTGGGCCCCATCCATTGGGTGCAACCACAGTAACAACGCATTGGTAAAATCCTCCCTATCCTAACGCTGGGCCCTGTCGGGCTATCGGTGCCAGCTCACCGGTGGCGGTCAGTCCACAATCTCCACAGTGCCTATTACCTGGAGACCTTTGCGGGGTATTGAGCCCCAATCTAGTCGAGCAGATACCGCCAGGGCGTGGCGGCTACGTAGCGCGGGATGAGTTGCGCCAGACGCCTCCTGGCGTGCTCATCCTCGCGTAGCAGTTTGCTGATTTTGTTGGCAATTTCGATCCGCGGGTCCGGCGGCTTGTCGCCAACCTCCGCCTCTTTCCTGGCCTCCGCCAGTTTTGGCGTCTTGCGAAAGCTCCGTGCGAGCAAATCGTCAACGATTCCCAGGGGAATCCACTTCCTGTCTCTACATTGGTAGACGTGATACCTGACCTGACTGGCGACCATCGCGAATTGCTTGGACAGGTCATAGATAGTGATGCTGGAACGCCGGTCGATAATGACTGAAATCAGTTCCTCTTGGAACGGCGTTGGCGCCAGATGCCGGGGCCTCCCCACGCGCTGCGCGGTCACGCTGGCCTCCTGTGGGCCTCACGTTGGGGGCCGTTGGATGCCAGGATGGCGTCGAGCTGATTCTCGATTTGGTCGGCGAACTCGGCCAGGGCCTCGCTGTATGGCGCATCCCCGATTGCATCCAGAAGCGCCTGAAAGTCTGCCACGGCCCCGGCCAAAACGAGGCGCCGTTTGGAGCCTGCGTCAACTAGAGGGGCAATCGTTCTCCTTCGGTTGTCACCGTAGCCGATTTTGCCCTGTTTCTGGAGAATTTTTAGGTGCTGGAACACGTTGGACTGGCACAGGTCCACCCCAAACGAAATCTCACGGATGGACGGCGCATAGCCGTGTTTGGATTCGTAGTCGAGAATGAAGTCCAGTATATCCTGGCGTCTCGATTCCCCGTGCTGTGTCACACCAGGCGGCATTTGGCACCTCCGGCGCGTTTCTGGTTGGCGAGTTGCGCGAATATCCGTTTTACGAGCATTCGCGCAATTTTCAGGCGCCGTTGCGCTTTAATGGCGTCGGCCATCTCTCGCTCGCCAATCATCGCACCAACTCCACCAACAAAACCGGACCAAACGCAATCAGGCCAAGCAAAAATCCCCTAACCATCTCCATCTATCCTCCCACCGCTTGGGCGGCCTCGTCGGCCTGCCGAAATTTGAACGCAACATTGATTTGGGCCAACCTCAACTCGCTCGGCTCCTGCAGAAGGTCGGCAGGATTGCAGCACATTGCGGCCGCCAAACGGCGGACGAACGCGAGCGAACAGTCCCGTAACCCGGTCTCACAGTGGCGTATTGCTACGGTTGAGAGATTTGCAAGTTCTGCCAGTTGTTGCTGGGTTAAACCCAGGTAAGATCGCACAAAATACAGGCCCGGAAGGCCCTTTGTTTGTGAATCTGGTTCAAGAAGTTTTTTCATCGTGCAACAGATAATGCGTTACGCTGTGCACTAGTGTCAAGGGGTTTTGAAAAATTTTTCCCTTGTTACTTTTTCCCCCAAAGGTGGCTTGCAATGATTTGCCGGACCCACTCGGCCCCACCCCGTTGCTCAACCTCGGAAAACATACACTCCAGCATTCGCACCGTCAGCGCCGGGTTACCGTCCGCGCGCCTGTTGCGGTCTGACGCCGTCCGGGGCCGCCCGGCGGGCCTGGGGTTGTCCCGCTTCCATGCCAAATCGGCCTGCCTGCGTGAGAGATGTGTGCACCAAAGTGGCTCGACGGCGGGCGTTCCCGAGTTGTGGGCCCGCCATTCGTATCGAGTGCGACCCTCGGCGTCCTGGTCAGCCCAGAGGATGCGTTCTGCTTTACGTTCGACAATTTCCATGTTACCTCCACGTTGCCAGGCGCTTGACGCGCTTGATTTGGTTGGCGGTAAGGCTGTGGCAGGTGGTCCAGTAGCCTGCCACGCTGTCCCAAACCCTGACCTGATTGCTGTCCGCATCGAAATACGCGGAGTGCTTTCCGCCCCAGATTCTGACGTTTGCCGCCGGTGGATTCATTCTTTTGGGCGCCGCCTTGCGGCCTTGGTCGCAATGAAATTCGCTCATTTCCCTAACCTCCTACTTTGCTGGTCAGCCGGGCTTGTGACCGGCTTGCCGCATTAAGCCCCGAAGGGCCCACTCTGCGATTAGATTGACGCCTGTAGGTCGGCAACGATGGCATCAAATTCAGACTTTGACGAGTAAGCGGTGATTCTCATCACGGTTGACCCAACGAAGTCTGCAGGATTGTCTTCCCCATCCCACTGCCAATTGCCATCTTGGTCTACTTTGCCGGACAAGTCTGCGCTAAATGGCAACTCGTTGCCGTCAATGAGGGCGACGGAACCCCCTGTGGGCTCTGCGACTGAAGAGAACCAAACGATTGGGCTTTCGAGGGTCTCCAAATAAGTGCTCAATTTCATCTCCCTAACCTCCAGGCCGCCGTCTTGTTCGGCCGCGCCTTACAATCTGATATTACCCGATATCGGAGAATCTGTCAATACATTTTTCGAGGTCGGGAAAATAAAAAATCCCCCCAGGGCGAACCCCAGGGGGATAGTGGCAAAGGCCAGGGCAGTGTGTCAGTGTCCGCCTTGGGCCAACCGTTGGTAGCTATTTGGAGTCTACCATCTCCAGCGACAGCATTTCGATGGTCAGCTCTTGGCCGGCTTTGAGTACGATGTCCTCAGTTGCCACCAGGACCATTTTGCCCGGCTTCGCAAACAGTTTGATTTTGCAGGGCGGTTTGGGAATCTTGACCGGCGCCACGATCGTGGCGTCTGGAATCAGGAGTCCACACCGGAAGGTGTCCCGCCAGAATCCCACCAAGGGCACTTGCTCAACTGGTCGCGACATTGTCGGGCGGTGAATCAGTTGGTTGTCCCCGCCATAAATCCCAACGTGCGTAATCGTCCCGCGCGGCCAGTCTCCGTAGGTGTTCGCAAAAAACAGGATGGCGCCCGGCCTCAAATCCCCAATCCGGTCTACCATCGGGCCCAGGTCGCGCCCGGCCAGGCTGCTGGCCAGGTAAAATCCGGTGTCCAACCCGTCAACCGGCGCTTTGGTGATTTTGTCGGCCAGCGGGTGCTGGGCCTCGGCCAGCATAGCCCTGACAAACGCCATACACTGCTCTGGCACGCCAGGTCTGAATTCTCGGCCCACCCAACGTCGGGCCACTTCAACGAGTTTCACGGTGTTTCTCCTGTTTCAGAGTCGTAGGTTGCTCGATTCCCATCGCAACATTTAGGCAATATCGGTAAAAGTCGGCTTTTGCCTGAGTATCATCGCCAAAATGCTCTTGCTCCCAATTGGCAATATCCTCGTTCAGTTGCCGCAGTATAGATTTAAGATCTAGGCTCACTCTGCATAGTCTCCAACGTCTCAATCGCGCGCGAAATACCCTTGATTTCACGCCATCTCTCTGGCGTTTCAGCGCCGCGCTGCAGTTCCCAAATTTTATTCAGACGCGCCTGGAATAGCATTATCAGGGGCTGCACTTCTCGACCTGCTCAAGCGCCAAATTCTCCACGCCGCCTGCCCTCTCAATCAGATACTCCAGGAGCCTGCGCTCCTCGTCCGGGCCCAGGATGTGGGCCATTCCGAAGGCATTGATTTGTAGCTGATGATCGTCCAAGGCGCCCGAATCCGCTACCACAATGCACTTACAGCCCTCGGACCATGTCCGGTTCCCAGGCTCATAGCGGATGCAGGCCAGCGTAATCAATGCTCACCCCTCTGCTCCCACGCCACAACCAGTCTGCTGGCGCAACCCGTGCAGGGCAGGCCAATCCGGGCCGAATCGTGGTCCGCCCCGTGCCCAATCAGTGCAGTCTGCTCGCGGCCGCAGGCCACACACTGGGCCCGGTAGGCCACCCACAGGGCGCCAATCACTGCGACAACTCCAGTATTTCGCGCTTCCGTAAATCCAGATGGTCTCGAATTATGCGACACACATCCTCCGCCTCCTCGAACGTCAATACGATTTGCCTGGCGTGCATTACCGTTGGGCCGCAGTCCTCTAGCACTTTGATGCAGTTATCTTCCAGATAGACCGTAATTAACCGCTTGCGCTGAGGTATCATTGCGAAATCTCCTGCACGGCAGCGGCCACCAAGGCCATAATCTCGCCCGAGTCGAGCTTCCCGTCATCGCTAACGGCCTCAGTCAGGCCCTCAATCAGCGCCAGGGACGCAGCCAGGGGCCGGGCCGGTAAATGCGGCAGGTGGGCGGCCAGAGCGTCCCGCAGGCTTCCCACGCCCTCCAGGTGCCGCACACTGGCCAGGACAGCATCACGGGCCGGGCCCGCAGGGGCGGCCACAACCAGGGCGCCCTTGGCCGCATCCAGCGCGACGTCTTTCGGATTTCCCGAGCGTCCCGCCAGTTCCAACACTTCCCCGGCCACCCCGGTGATGGTTCCCAGGATTTTGATTGCGTCAGCCATTCTTCTTCCCACCTCTCTTTTTTGCTTGAAATCTTCCATCCGGTCCCCGCTCAGGGGCCGGTGCGGGTTGATGGCCAAGCTCCTCGACCTGCGCCGACAGCGCCCGGCAGTGCTCAAGGAGCACACTGGTCTGGGCTTGCAGGTCGCTCATCTGTTCTTTGCTGTCCGTCAGCTGGTTCCGCAACAGGTCTCGCTCCGCTTCCACCTCGCGAAGCCTGCGCGAAACGGACAGCAACTGCTCCCGCAGCTCCTTGCAATCAGCCCGGCTCTCGGCCAGGTCCGAGTTCGTGGCGTCAAGTTTTGCCGACAACTGAGAGATTTTTTCACTCTGGCGCTGGCTTCGATCCATCAGTATCTGCGAGGTCTTGGCCTGCGCCTCAAAAGCCTTTGTCAGGGTGGCCAGTTGCTCGGTCTGGGCCTTCGCCTCAGCCGTGGCCGTCTCTGACCGGCCGCGTAGCCACCCAAACAGGCCAGCGCCCAGGGAGGCAACTCCTGTTGCCACTGCGGTAATCGTCGGTTCCAATTTTTTGCCCTCCCTATCGGCGCCAAATTTGTTGCAAGAGCCACATCATCACGCAGAAAATCCACGTAACGGCGGCCCAAACTCTACGAATCACAGCAGCTCTGCCTGGAATAACGCAAGCATCTGCTCACTCCACCACTCTGGCGGAGCGGCCAGAATCGCGTCGATAAATCGTTGCCCGGCTATTGGGTTGCCACCGGCGCGCTCGTATGCTGTAATCGGCGCTATAAAATCACAGACGAATTCGGTTCCGGCAGCAAACGCGGCAGGCTCCGACATCCCTCCGGCCACCAATAATGCAGCGGCCCTGGTTTTTGTCCGCAGGATTTTTGCTCTCGCATCCAATTCTCTCTGCTCAAGCATTTTTCTGCCCAAATCGAGCTTGATCGCAGATTCCAAATCAAACGCCTTGACTTGCGTCACGGTCGGCGCTTTACCTAGTCTCGTCGGCCAGTTGACTATAGTGGCAACACCATCCCCCGCATTGTATATTTGGATCTCCCCTCCTGGCCTAATTTCGTCGGGATAGTTCGCCCTTAAAAAGGCGTCAAGTTTTGCCGGATCGTAATTAGCCATTTTAACTACCTTTCCCGATTTTAATGGCCAGGAGTTTGGCTCCGGGTTGGACTACCGGGCCAGAAGCGCCCGCGACGACAACCTTGACGGTGTCGTTCACGGCCAGAGACGTGACAATCGACATGTTGCAACTCTGGTAAATCCCGGTGTATGCCTCGCATATTTTCGTGCTGTTCTTGACGATCCAATAAATGATCCCCTGGCTCTGGTCGATTGCTCTGGCCAGTATTAGCAGGTATCTCGCCGCTGTTTGACAGGTGGCGACGCCGGACGAAACGGTGAAATCGCTGCCCTCATCGGTCGTCTCCTCATTGAAAACCAGGTTGTTATCAGCGTAGCTCCCGGAGAGTCCAGAAGTGGCCGAGGTGATTCTCGTCATTTGGAATATGTGCTTGAGCGGCAAGTCGGCAATCGCATGAGTATGCGAAGCCGCCGCAGCCGCAGCCGCGGACAGCAGTTCCGCCTGCGTGTCCACGTTGGCCAGCACGCCCGGTAGGCGGGCAGCGGCCAGGGTGCCCGTGGTGAGGTCTCCGGCGTCGTTGGAGCCGCCGCCACCTCCGCCCGCGCCAACAATCTGGCCGGGCTGTTTGATTTGGTCGCTCAGGCTCACGAGTGTGCCCTCCGTCCGCCATCAATCACGTAATTCCCAGAGCCACCTGCCACCCAGGCTTTGCCAAACGGCAGACTCGGGTCGAGTCCAACGATGACACGCTTTGTCGTATCGGCGGTCACCGATTCAGAGAATTTGTGCGGCAGGGACAGATGAGGGGACGCCAATTCTGCCGCCGTCCGCGCCTCCTGGATATACAGCGTGGTGTTAGCCGCGCTGGTCACGGTCAGCACCATCACGGCGCTTCCCTGTAGACTGCTGTTGTCCCAGGTTACCGGGTCCGCTTCGCTTCCCGAAATGGCGCCTGACTTGCGCGTGTTGCTCGATTGATAGCTCACTTACTGCACTCCCCTCAATTCTGGGTATTTTATCAGTGATGACAGAAATTGTCACGCCGAATCTTTGTAAACTACAGACTCCCCGCCCTCGATCCAATAGAGCGTTCCGCTATGATGCACAGCGTTTCTGGCCTCAACGGAAATCGGCTGATTGGCAGGCTTTGCGCCTGTTCCCCACTTCTCTGACCGGGTCAAAGTTGAGGGGTCGCCTGGCGTAAAAAGCACCTCGGTAATCAGGTGGCCGTGCTCTCCGAGCGGCCCAACCCATTCGGTCCAGATCGTGGCGTAGGGCTTCCCGTCGCTCTGGACGCCATGCAGCATATAGGGAGGATGCAGCAGCGTGCCATCGGTCCACTCGGCGCCCGTGTCCGTAGTTGGGTGCAACTCCAACCTGTGCAGCAGGGTGGCTGATTCTGCGCCAATCTGCCATAATTCCAGCGCTGGCTCTTGCTCGCAGTCTACGCAATTATCGCCATCATCGAGCAGGGCACCCAGGCTCAAATAATCCTGGCGCAACACCCAGAGATAGTCTACGCTGTTTGCCCGCACCGGCAGCCATTGCCACACATTGAGAGTCTGCGGGGATTTGTAGCGACTCGTGTAGCCGTCGCTCCCGCCGTCAACATAGTATTTGCTCAAATCTTGTCGATAGCGAAGGCTTTTGTCGGGATTACAGATCGTCAATTGCGTCCTGTGGCGCATTTGGTAGGAGTATTCGCCGTGCGTTTTGGGCGCATAAAATCTCGTCAGAATCTGATCAACAGTCCCGAGATAAACATTGCCAACCTCGCTATCCGTGACACCGTCTCCAGTGCCAGATGTCGGCCCGGAGCCGTAGGGCACAAAGCGCGGATCAGGGTCGTCAATTGGTGGCAACCCACCAAGCACGCCCGGGTCATACATTTTGTCGACCCACCAGAGATGGATTTCGTTGCCCGGATTGGGATTGTCCGAATTGAGAACGTCACCGAATTTGAAAAACGAGAGCGAACTCGCATACTCCCAATCGTCTACAGGAATATTGTAGGCGGGAACCACATCCGCAGCCCAGTGCTGGGGCTCCAGGCAAAACGAATAGTGGAGAGAATCCTCACCAAAAACGCCGGATGGCGTCTGGCTCGACGTGTAATCATCACCAACAGGCAGGCTGATTCCGGGCAGTGGAAGAGCATAAAAACGCTCCTCCGAGATTGTCCCAGAGAGCAGGTCTACGCCCGCGGCCTGCGCTGAGAATCCGGTATAATAGGTGCCGACAATATACCCCTGGATTTGATAGCTCCAGGTTTCGGTTTGACCTTCTCTCACCTCATACGCCTGTTCGACAATCTCTGTCGGACCGACTGGTGTGACCCCGTTAGGAAAAGAATCGGCGGTGTAGTTTGGTAACCCTGACGCTGGCGGCCAGTCGTCGATTGCATAATACCTGCTGTCTGTAGCCGCAGACTCCAGCGAAGCCCCGGCTGTTTCAACCAGTCCCTCATACAGCAGTCTCCAGGTGAAATCCGCCTCAAATGTATCGACAGTTGCTGCCGTTGCATTTGTGGCGTCAATGGTAACTGTCAGCCATTTCGGATCGATCGATGTCTCGCTGGTAATCGCGTTGAGGTAAATCCACCATTCTCTGCGTCCATTGTAGACCAGCATAGGCCACCGATTGGAGAGCAAATTGTGAGCCCATCCGCCGTCCTGGTTGTCCTCTGCGCTGGGGTATTCAGCCAGCGGTTGCAACAGCCCAACGGGGAAGATTTTCCGGTAATTGATTGTGCCGGTGTCAATCCCGTCAATCAAATCCGCCAACTCAATTGGCGTTTGGTTGACGTATTCCAGGTCACTATTGCGAGTGTATAACTGCAACCGGGCCCCGCCCGCCGTAACGGCCGAGGATTCGTCGAGCTTCAACCCGGAGTATCCACACTCCAACAAATACTGCTGGACACAGGCCACAGACCCAGCGCGGCCATTAAATCTCCGGTCATCGGTGACCCAAGAACTCGAAACTTTAACGCCAGAAACTGACCTTTTGAATGCGACAATCTCTGACTCTAGAGCAAGCGTCAAAATAACATCATCACTGGTTACATCTGCAAAAAAATATCCGTGATTCCGGCTTGGATATATGCCATTCGTGGCCGTCCAGCGTTGGGTGTCAACCGTCACGGTTACCGGCGTGTTGGCCGTTCCGCCAAGCGCGTATTCGATAACCTCAACGGTTGCGCCGGTCATCGAATCGGCATCAGCCCATTTCGCATGCGCTACTGTCAACAAAATGTGGGAGCCAGTCTCGTAATAAAGCAGGCCCAGGACGTCGGTCCGGTCCTGGCTGAAAGCGAATCCGCTGGCATCTGCTGTGCGGTCCAATGCGACCAATTCTGTCACGCTGCTGGCCGTGCTCAGTTTCAGTTGGGCTTGCGTGACGGCGCTTCGGCAGGAGATGTTGGGAGCGGCCTCTGGTAAAAGCCAGAACATCAGGCCAGGGTAGGCCGGGACCTCGATGGTTCCGCCCCGTGCCATTCCCCGGATCGATTTGATGAATGGCATCTGCCGCGCGGCCTTGTAAAATCCTAGAACCACATTGGCGCCAACCACTGCCAGGTTGCTGCCCTGCGTTGGCGGGACAGAGATTGTCACGCCGTCCGGCCAGTGTGGCTTGCGGCATTGGATCAGGCCGCCCTCGGCTCCGACCGATTCATAACCCTCAAGGTCAGGGAATTTTTGTCGCATTTGGCGGGCCGCGTCTGCGATGGATCGAGCCAGTTTTTTGCTCATCCCGCACCATACGCCGAAGGGCCACCGATTTGCAGGCCCGCATTCGTGCGCTCAACCAGAACCCACTGACCGACCGTCACGCCAGCTCCAGGCCCGCGCGGCAGGATGATTTCCACGCCCCGATACTCAACCACGGCATTCCCATCGGCGTCGATGTCAGTGATTTTGGCCTTCTCCATTGCGCGCGTGGAACGCGCTTGGCGCGACATGGCCTGACTGATAGCCTGTGCAATCTCCTGCGGCCTCATACCGGCCCCCTTGCCAATTCCAGACTCTCGATTTCCTGGCGGGCATCACTGCTCCAGGTCACGGATTCAACCAAAAATCTGGTGCTGCTCAGGCCCAGCTCAGACACGGTCACGGCGGCCTTCTGGCCGGGCTTGTGCCGAACGTCCATCAGCAAGTCCACGTTCAGAGCACAGTATCCCAGCAGAGATTCTTTGACTTTTTTGGTTGCCGCCGTCAACGCCGTTGCCTGGTCCGGGATTTGCTCGCTGGAAAAAGCGTCAGGGAATGGCACAACACCACGCACAGCCTGATCGGCCGTGTCGTTGTAGGTCGAAACATAGTCGTCATCAAATGGCGCCACGTCATCAATTGCCGCGCTCCCGATAATCTCAACCTCAAACGGCATCGGGTTTGAGCCCCACTCGACGGATGGCGTCAGGGAGAATCTCACTCGGTGCGTTAAAGTTGCTCCCCGGTAAATGTAGGTTGGCGCCACCGTCAGGGGCGTGCCAGACTCATCGTCCCAAGTCATGTTTTCGGGGGTCCCAGGCCCGAACGGCCTCACCCTGAGTATGGCTTCGTTCAATCCGCTGGGCAGATTGATGGTCTGATTTCCGTATCCGTAAAGGATTTCCGGGCCGTAGCCCTGTTTGCTCTCGGAAACGCGCTCGAATGTGGCCTGATTATAGATGGGCGCCGAAGACTTGCGATATTGCACGGCCTTCGAGTTGCTCTTGGTCAGGGTAAAATCTGCGCTCCCTGCCGAATAGTCGATTCCACCGTCATACAGGTAATAGCCGCCAGACTCGGCCAGAGCCCATCCAGCCATAGGTTCCAGCAGTGTGCGGACGAGCGACAAACCCTGACCGATTGCCCGAAACACCGGCAGGTTATAGCTGCTCAGATTGGACACATTGAGCGCGCTGGCCCCGAACCCGCAGGCGTCACAAATCTCATCAATCACGCCGTTTGATGTGTAGGTAACGACGGTAGATCGCCGGTCACCAAGCAAAACTCCCTCATATTGCAGCAGCTCTGACCATTCATCCGTGCCGGAAATCTCGCACTTCAAGCCGCTCGGGTCGAAGTCCCAATTGACGTCGAGAATCGCCAGTTTGGGGCTGCTCCAGGAGTTGCCGCCACTGGTCAGCGTGCAGGTCACCCAGGAGTCCAGGACCCTGTCGGTATTCTCCCAGGGCTCGAAATACTGGCCCTGAGCGCCGCTAGGCCAGTAGTCTGAATGCGTCAGGACCATACTCCACTTGAGCCCGTCCGCCCGGCTCCTGGACACGGTCCAGGACGCAACCTGTAGCGTGTGTGTGGTTACCCCTCGGTGGAAAGTCCAGGTCGCGCCCATCAGACAACCTCAGACTCGATCAGGAATTTGCAGACAATCGCCCACCGCTCGGGAAGCCGGTCATCAACGGGAACCCAGGTCGGAGCTTCGGCCCACGAGCACAGAAAGGTTTTATCTCCATTGTTGACCTGGACTTTGTCCTGTGCGCCGCTCGTGAAAGCGTAGAAAAGGGCCTCCAGTCCCGTCCTGATCGTCGGGGTGGCACGGGGGAGGTTGACTTCGATGGTCCGCCTGTAGGCTCGACGCTGGGCGGTCAGCGTGCCGTCCAGCATCTCGTGCTCACTGCCCACCAGGATAGGCTGCGGCCACGGGCGCGGCTTGGGCTGATTGGTGCCATACAACTCAACTTTATTGGCGCCGTTCTCATCGCCGATCCAACAGTCCCAACTCATGCCATACCTCGCAACTGTTGCTGGATTTCACTGTTTCGACCGGCCACTGAAGCCTTTTTAACGGTGCTAGGAATCGGGCTTCCGTTGCTGTCGTAGAGTTGCACAGCGACAGAAATTGGCAGGCCCTTCAAGGTCTGCTTGATGGCTTCCGAAATCATCACGGAGGAATCGCCACCGCCCGAGAGTTCTTTTTTGGCAGGCCCAGCGTCCATCGCGCGCAAAACGTCGCGCTGGCGGGCAATTTCCTTGGGGTCTCCGCGCTTGGTGGACGGCTTGCTCAGGTCGAAAAACGAGCCCTGTTGCGCGAAAAAATCCGACAGACTGTAGACGTTTCCGCTCAGGTCCAGTCTCGTGTTTTTGCTGCCCTGCTGGCTCTGGCGCTTCTGCTCGATCATCGCCTTGGTTGTGCTGTCGATAGCGCGCTTGGCCTCGTTTTCGGCCTCAACCCTGGCAACCTTGGCCTTTTTTGACGCGGCAGCAGACTCCTCGGCCGTGGTTGCCTGCGCCTTGGCAAGGGCTTCCTCTGCGTCAATCTCTGCCAGTCTGAGTTTTAGACTTTCCTGGATGGCCTTCTGCAGCTCAAACTGAGTAGCAGCGCCAACCGATGCCAGTTCCTGGAGGATAGACACGCGCTTTTTGGCCAGATCGCTTTCATTGGCGAGAGCGTCACGGCCACCGGTCAAAGTGTCCTTTTCCTCTTTTTTTTCGGTCCTGGCTTTTTTGTCATCAGCGGCCTTTTCGGCTTTGGCCTTTTTCACCTCTGCCGCAGCAGCCTTGCGTTTCGCGGCCTCGTCGGCCTGCTCCAGTTTGAAGATTTTATCCTCGATGGAGCGCCGTTCCGTGGCATTCGCTTTGTATTGCAGCAGGACGTTTTTCAGGCCCTGAATTTTTTCCTGATTGGTCTTCTTGCTGTTCTCAATCTCCTGGACGGAATCAGCGACAGAGTTTTTTCGCTCTTCCTCGGCCGCCTTTTTGCGCTCCGTGTCGTTGGCTTTTTCCAGCGCGAAGATTTTGTCTTCAATGGCGCGCCGCTCAGAGCCAAGGAGTTGATACTCCGAGATGATGTCTCGGAGCATCTTGATCTTCAGTTCGCTGGTGCGTCTGCTGTTCTCGATTTCCTGGACGGCATCAGCGACGGATTCTTTCCGTTTTTTCTCTTCCTCGCGCTTGAGTTTGGCTTCGCCCTTGGCGTCCTTTTGCTGCTCAACCACGGGCGGCTTTTTGGATTCAGCCTGAATTTTTTCCAGTTCACCGGCCAACTCAGTCCGCAGCGCGCGCAAACGCTTGATTCGCTCCCGCGCCTTTCGCTCTTGCTCGGCGTTCTGCTGCTCTCTGGCCAGTTCGGCGGCCTTCTCCTGGTCGATAATGCGCTGGGTGATGTCATCAGTCGTCACTCCCCGCTTGGCTAGGTCCTGCGCCGAAGACGCGAGCAGGTCCGTGTTTGACAGCGTGACGTTGCCCTTTACCTGACGGCCATTCTCGCGCAAATCCTCAGACTTGAGCATGGCCTCATTGGCAGCGTTGACCTCCTCCTGTAGTTGCGTGTAGGCCGCAATGGCCACGCCAATGGCCGCAGGTATGGCGATCATCGCCAACCCAACGCCGCTAATGGCGGCCATAGCTCCGGCCGCCGCCGTTGACATCCCGGTTTGCGCCGCCGTAAACAGCGCCGTAGCCCTCGCAGCAGCACCTGCGGCACCGGCCTGCAGGGCCATAGCCGCCTGCTGGGCCGTAATCTGCACGGTGAGCAATCGGACAGCAGACGCCGCCAAAGGAATAATCCTAGCGCCCAGGGCCGTATACTGCCCGATCAGAGTCGGCCCGATAATCGACAGCGACACGGCGCCAGCGGCAGCAAAACTTGCCGCCGTCCCAAGTCCGACCATCGCCAACGCGGCCGCCTGCAGCGGTTTCGGCGCGCTTGCGGCCAGGTCTACAACCGATTTCAAAGCGCCAAAAAGTGTCTTCTCAATCGGGATTGCTGCTTCTGACGCGCTTATTTTTAGGCGCTCCAGGCTTGCTTGAAAAGCCTTCGAAGACTCGTTGACTCCTTGATTTACCTGCGCCAAAGCCTTATCAGAAGCGCCTGCGGCGCCTGCAATCTGCTCAAGATTGGACTTGAACGCCTGCCCGCCGTCCTTGCTCAGGGCCAGCGCCGTGGCAAGGCCCACCTGCCCCTCGATGATTTTGTTGATGGAGTCAACCTGCCCGCCAGAAGCGTCACGGATTTCCTGCAGGGTGGCCAGCAGGCCCTTTTGCTGCAAAGTTGTGGCGTTGACCGTGATGCCCAAACGCGCAAATTCTTTCTGGGCGCCAGAGGTCGGGCTAATCAGGCTACCAATCACGCCACGAATTCCCTCGATGGCGGCAGAAGTTGTCTGGCCGCGAAGGGTGGCCGTAGCGATGGCCGCGCTCAGCTCCTCAAATGACACGCCCGCGCTGGCCGCCGTGCTGGTGACCAAACCCAGACTTTTACTGAGTTCCGGGATGGTCGTTACACCGAGGTTTACCGTCTGAAAAAACTGGTCGGCCCGGAGCTGCGCCTTCTCGCTGCTGTCCCCGTAGGCGTTCAAAACGCCAGTCAGGGCCCTCGTAGTCTCCGATGCTTCCGCCTGCCCGCCAGATGCCAGTTTCAGGCTTGCGGACAGAACCTTGGTGGCATCTGCCGTCTTGGTGAAGCCGCTACTCAGAACGTCGTAATACGACGCCAGGGTTTGCGTTGGGGTGGCCGAGACGCCAATCTCTTTGCCGACGTTTTTCAACCGCTCACCCAGGCCCTGCAATTCGTCCTGGGACAGTCCGGCAATCGTATTGATGCGGAGCAGGCCCTCTTCGAAATTGGCACCAGACTGCAGGACATCGCCGAACGCGCGGGCTCCTGCCTGAGCAATTCCCTGGAGTTGCCCCTGCAATTCCTGGAGGGAGATTTTACTGGATGCGTCTTGGACTCTCTGGGCAAACTGCTGATATTCGCTGATCGCAATCCTGGCCTCTTTGCCAAACGCCGAGAAGGCGTCACGGGCCTTTTGCTCGATGCTTCCAAGGCCCTGCTCCACGCCTTTCCCGAGTTTCTGGGACTCTCTGACAACGGCGTCAACGCCTGCCGCAAATTCTCGGTAACCAAGCGTAATCTCGGCTTCAATCTTCTCAGCCATTCGCGCGCCTTTCTGCGTTGACATGAATTGTCAGCAGCTCGTTAAAGGAAATCCAGTCCCAATCGTGCCAGAACTCATCAAGCGACATTTGGAACCAGCGTTTGGAGTAGTAAATCAGCTCGTGCCAGTCGATGAATCGATATCGCTGCTCACTATTTGCTGGGTCGCCAGAAACCTGAGCCGCTTCCTCGTCTCGGCGACCGCGGGAAAAGTTTCGTCGAGCAATGCCCACAAATCGGACTCCAGCCTGTGCCACTCATCCGAGTAGGCCACCGGCAGATAGTCCCCGTGCACGAATTCTTCCCATGAAATCTGCAGGCCGGTCCGATATCTGAACGTCTCAGAACCCGCATAAATCAGGTGTGCAATTCGCGTCACACTATCAGACGGTTCCGCCAAAGTGAACCAAGACGGGCGTTTGGTTGTGGCCTCCAGTTTTTCGTGGGCGGCCAGGTTGAAGCATAAAATCCAGTTGCGCTGACCGTTTTTGTCGTCGGCGATTCGAATCTCTCGCCTGACTACGGTGGATTGTTTCTGATCCAAAACTCCTCCGAAGAGAAAGGCCCCAGGGCGAACCCTGGGGCCTTATCGTTAGGCCGTGGTTACGGTGATGCCAGATAGAGCGGCAAAGGCATTGCCGTTCAGGTCTTCGACCGCCGTGGTCACGTGCACATTGTATGTAGTGGCCGCAGACAGGCTGCTGTCGGGGTTGATTGTGATCGTGTTTCCGGCCGCATCGAGCGAAACGGAACACGCAACCAAAGAGCCGCTTCCAACGGTGCCACCGGTTTTCAGCAAAACGGTGTATTCGTTGACGGTGTTGGGGTTGAGAGCCTCAGTCACATCAATGTCTATATTAGCTGAAATCACATGACTAGTGATATTGGACGTGCTGATGGTCGGAGCAGTGCTATCCGTGCTGGAGTAGATGCTCGCGGCAGTCAGACGATAATCGTAGCGGACAGCGAGCTGCTCGTAAGCCTGGACGCCCTCGCGGAAGACCTCGAATTTAGACTCGGTGAATACCGCTGCGCCAGAGATTTGCAGGGTGCCAAACGCACGCTGCTGCTGCTGGGCCTGCTCGGCGTCGGCCTTGAATTTGGGAATGTAAATCACCAAATCTCTGCCATTGGTTCCGACCTTGTTGCAACGCAACCACAGGCCGACATAATTTGGCACAGACTCGTCCGTAAGGGCGATTTTATAGCCCTCTGGAGTTGCCCAGGCGGCTTCACCAAACAGCGCCGACTTGAAATCTGGGTCAAGTTTGGCAACCTCCAGCGAGACCGGGATTTCGTCCAGGCTCGATTCGGTGCCTAGAATCACGCCATCGCCGCGCAGTGTTTGCTTCTCGCGTTGGGTATTAATCGATACACTCTGGATCCCAGGGACCCGGATTTGCCTGCTGTTGTAAGTAGGGCCGGTAGTGCTCGCGCTGCTGTCAGCACTCAGAACCTGGATAACGGCCTCAACTACCTCATACCGATAGATTTTGTCCATTCTTGCGCCTCCTAAAATGAAAAAGGCGCCATCAAGTGACGCCTTTTTTTTGCTATTTCAGGGGCGGGTTAGGCCCCAGGGTAACTCTGCAAAGTGACAACCACGGTCACCATCCCCCAACCAATGGCGCGCTCCGCCAGGCTATTGTTGAGGGTAATTCCAACGGGGATAACTTGGGCCTGATCGATGCCGCTTTCTCCGAGCGAGAGCCCGCCGTCATAGGCGTTTGTGGTGTCTGTCTGGCCGGTCGAACCGGTAAAAAGCTCCGCTAGGTAGCGGGTCCCAGCTAACAGCGTGGAACGCTTTCCTCCAGCGTCAGGGACCCGGCATAGATAGTTGAGTCGATAGGTGGCCTCAATCTGAATAACGTCTCTGGACGCCGGTTGCATCTCGGCCTGCACGAACTCCACCACCACGCAGGGGAGTTGTAGATTGCTGCCCACCGTCTCCAGGTTCCAAAATTCGTCCAGGTCAGCAAACAGAATGTCAGGATTGAAGCCTGCAGCATTGCTACGGATCCTGTCGCGCAAAGCGGTTGCAATCGTGTCAATCGGGACTTTACGCACTACAAAAACCCCTGTTTCACGCCTCTTTTCCAGGCATCGATAATTGATTTCCGCTTGGCGCGTAGCGTTGGGCTCATCACCAAGGCATCGAGGATTTGCTTGTCCAACAGGATCACGTGTCGCAGCGCCTGCAGACCCTTGCTCTGGCGCTCGGACCAGATAGCCAACCTGGAACTCCGGCCAAACGAGACAAAATGCGCCTTTTTCCCGCGCGAAATCTTGTCTCGGGCCCTCATTCCCTTGGGCCCAGGAACGACCAGAAGGCCCGTTCTGCGCAATTCTTTCTGTCGACCCAGGCTTCGCATCACGCCAACTATCGCCGGGGTCCTGGCGCCAGTGTAGTGGCCGGTCACTGTGGCACGGATTTTGATGCCGTCCCCGGAAGTAGACCAGGACACACCGACTAACCCTGTCTTATTCCGTCCCTGGCGCTCATCTCGGCCCGTTGTGGCGTCCTGCTTACTCACTCGGGCCACAGGGAAAACGTGAGCCCGAAGGGCCGAATCCAGGCTCCTGGCGACAGTCCCGGTCACGCCAGTAGTTTCGCGCTCAACCTTGCGACGGATTTTCTGGAGCCGGTCGATTGTCACTTTCGGGCCGGTCTTCCATCGCATTACGGGAATCCTCAGTCTCTGTAGGTTAACGCCAATTCGATATAGCCAGTTTGGTAAGCCTCAATGTTGCTCGCGGCGCCCCTGTAACGGTCATCTGAACCCAGATGGAGTATGTATTTGGTCCCGTTCCAGTCAACCAAATCCCCATCCTGAAGGGCCTCTGTGCCCCAGGTGAAATGAAATCTGCTTTGCGATAGGTCGCCTAAAATTGTCGCCTGCCGAACGTGTCCCATCGGCTCAATCAGACAGGAGACCGACGCAAAAACCTGGGCATAACCGCTGAATGTGGTGGCCGCCGTGGCCACGGTCCGGCTCTCGCGCTGGACTGAAACGGTGTGTAAAAATCTCATACGGTCCAGACAGTCCGGTAACTGTTGAGCAGGCCGCCGATCCGAGCCGAGTGCATTCGCATCCTGTCGGAATCGGACTGCGACCATTGCACATCCCAACCGCCAGGAGTCTTTTCGCGCACAATGCCAGGATTTGGTCGGAGTGCGAACTCAACCACGGCCATATTTACTGCTTCCTGGATATCCACAGGAAGGTCTGCGGCAGCGCCTGACGGGTTGTGTGTGGCGTTTACCGTGTTGTTGTATTGCGGCAGAATCCAGCCCGCCGTGTAGTCAACCTCAATCGTGTAATAGCCCGACAGATAATCTGGGTCCTGGGTCAAATCCGAGTAAGAATTGACTTTCCTGGGCCACCCAACCTCGCGGTAAAGTTCGCCCCTGTCCAAAAACTGTCGGGTTGACAGAAAATCCGTTACGGCCGTCCCGTCGATGCGGACGGCCTGAACCGACCGGATGTAGCCCCTCTTGAGGTAAAGACTACAACCGGCCGATCCATGGTATTTCTCGCCGGTGATCACAGAGTAGCCCAGAGGCCATAAATCCCGCTGTATCTGGGCAGAGACAGCGTTGATAATGGCCTCCAGGCGTGCCTGTGTGGCTCCTGGAGCCTGCCCGGAAACGGCAGCATATGTCGTCAGGGCGTTAGCAGCAAGAGCCACAGCAGGTCACCTCTACGAGCGGCGGGGATGGCCCAACAGAGCCATACCATAGATGAACACGGTCGAAGTAGGCCCACCGGTCAAAGTAACGGTCTGCACCATCCGCACGTAACGACGAAGGGCGCTCAGACGAACGGCCAAAGTTGAAACAGTGTTGATGGTGCTGATCGTTTTGGTTGCGGCCTCCACGATCTGGGTGTCGGTGATGTCGCTCCAGTCAGAGCCATCGGCGCTGTCCTGGATTTTGGTGACGACAGAAAACGACGAAGGGCTTCCACTGGTGGCGCCAACGTGAGACACGAAAAGCGCCTCTTCGAATACCTCGGAAAGCGCCTGTTTGTCGATGGTTGCGCCATTGGTCGCACCGTTGCTGGAGATTGCTGCCACAGGCCCAATCTGAGCAATCGGAGTAACCATAGCGTCTACACAGTTAAAAGTTCCCATTGTTGCTTATCTCCTCTCTCAAATTAGCTAGCAGCGGTATACATATCGTCGGTGACGGTAAACGCCTTGCGCTGGCGCGGGCCCATATCCGACGAAGCAACAACTTTGACGGCCTGCTGGTGCTGCAGGAAGCGCAGGCTGTTGTCGGTTTCGAGCGCCATACCCTGGAACTCGGAAATGAAGTATTCATTCCAGTCAGCCAGGATGGCATAGCTTTTGCTGTATTGGCCGGATTGAACCGGGATCTGGTTGTCAACCTCGAACGGATAGCCAAACAAGGTGCCAGACTCCAATTCGCGCCGGAAGAGCGGTTCGCCGGTGGTGGACACCGCCGACAACAACTGACCCCAGATGTCCGGTCCGAATACCCATTTGACGTTGATCATCGGGGGATTCTGTTTTCGGAACGAGGTCAGCAGCGCCGGAATGCTGGTGTAACTGGGCAGCGCGTTGACCGTCACGTTGTTGAGCTGGCTCAACAGGGGAGCAGTAAGCAGTCCGGTCGGCTCGTTGCTGGCGTTGGACCCAAACCAGGCGGCGCGGCTCATTTCCTGGGCCACGGCGGCCAGCATATCCTGACCAACCACCTGGTAAATATTGGAGCCACGAGCCCGCAGCATAAACTGCGAGATATACGTGTAGGCGCCAATGTTTTTCGCGGTCAGTTCCAGGTTTCCGAACGTGGGCTCGGTGTTACCGATGGTTTGACCCTCAGCAAACCAACCCGCGCTGGTCCCGGTTTTGACGTAGGGCATAGTAGCCCGGCCCTCGACGAGCGGAATCATCCGGGCTCCCAGTCGGAACAGGACGGCCATCGGACGGAGCAGAGGAATCACTTCCTCCAGGTGCTGGCCAGGGAACAGGAACCCGCCAGAACCAGGATTCTGCAACTCCAAAGCGCGCGAAATGGCGTTTGCAACCGGTTTCGCGCCGAACTCGTCGCTGATGATTCGCAGCGCCTGATCGTGGTTGCCCTTGGCGCGGGCAAAAGCCAGCACCTGCATACCAACCCGTTCAAACGGCTTAAATCCTTGGGCCTCGGCCTGTGCATTGGCGTTGTAGATTCGCTGGGCGAAATCCACCTCGGCGTTTGCAGCAGTCCGCTCCTCGGGAGTTTTGGCGGCTTCGCGCGCGGACAGAGCCTCGGCGACCGACCGACCGACCATCTCAGCGAGTTGGCCGGCATCAACTTGCACCACGTTTGGCGCGTTGTTGGTGTCCATTCTTGTCTCTCCTCTCAAATAAAAAAGAGCCCTCGCGGACTCCAAGATCGCGCCTCACGGCGAACTTTTTAGGCGTCGTTTATCTAGCGAATACGGCAGCGACAGCAGCAGCAATGGCCGCAGAATAGGCGTATGCAATGGATGCCGCGTGAAATCCAGAACGCTCTTCTTCCTCGGGTTCATCCTCGGAAGGCATCTCCTCGGCGTCATCCTCTGACGGCTCAACTTCGATCTCAATCTCGACCGATGGCGATTCCTCTTCCTCGGGCTCAGCAGCAGGAGCAGGCATAGCACGCGCCAAGAACAGGCCGCGCGCCACCTCTGGATCAATCGAGCCTTCCGCCACCGCTCGCGCCAGGGCGCCAGGATTTGCTGGAATCGTCGCACAAGATACTTCCAAAAGCTCCAGGCTCGTGATCACGAAGTCTGCGCGACCATCGGAAAGCGCCGTGCGAGCAAACGCAGGCAAAGCGGCCTTGCGCTCCTCCTCGTCCCACGCAAAAACGACGTCCCGCATCTGCCCGGCCACCGAAAAACCGCGCATAAATCCGCCCGAGTAGAGCGCCAGTTTCTCGTCTCCGGCCTTGGTCGGAGCAAACTCAAACGTCATCTCCAGCCCGCTCTCGGTAATCCGATAGTCAATGCACCGGCCGACCGGGTCCCCGTTCTGGCGGTGGTTGTCCAACAGGACAGGATTCGCCATATATCGATCCATGTAGGCCGCAAATGCGCTGGGCAAGATAATCGATCCGTAACGGTCCACCTCCGGCGTGCTAGCCATCGCCGTCACCGTCCTGGATTTGGCATCAACGGACCGGACGATAAGCCGGTCAGACCTATACTGCTCTGCCATTTGCGTATACCGTCCTTGTCTCCGTTATCAGTTGCCCGTTTGGTGCCATATTGGTGGGCACCAGCAATTCCTGGCCCTGCTGCCCGCCCATTGGGTCGAAACCGTTGATAATCCGGCACTCGTCGCGCGTAATGGCGCCCGCCTTGAAAAGCTCCGTGGCCTTTTTCAACCGAAATTCCTCAGTCTCGCGGACCGGATTCTCGAACGCCAGTTTCACGCCGCTCTTGTCAATCTGCGGCACAATCTGGCGGTTGACCTCAGCGGCAAACTCTGTCACCAACGGCAGAATAATGTTGAGCGCATACAGATACAACGCCGCTTCGGCCGTTGCCCTGTTGCTGTTTTCCACTACGCCCATCACCTCGGGGGGCAAAGTAAAAGTCTGATAGATGGCGTCTCGACTGAATCGGCGTCCCTCAACAAACTCCATATCCTTCTGAGTCGGGCCCAGAGCGTTGACAGCAATATCCTGAGAGGTAAACGCCGACCGGAACTTGTTGACCGAACCGCCATACGTATCATTCCACTGCTGTCTGATTTGTTGGAGTTGGTCAGGACTGGCGCCCTTGACCGTCACCAGCGCGTGAGGAGTAGCCGAGTTCCTGAAATAGCTCAGATTGTATTTGGCGGCCGCCTCGTCCAGTTCGATTTCATCGTCCAAGCATTGCGCCTGTCCGTTCCCGGCCTCCAGCGGTCTGTGAAGGTCTGGATCACGCCACCAGAACATCTCGGACCCGGGGACAACAATCGGCACCTCATCGCCGGGCCTCTGCACCTGAAAAATAATCTCAGACTGGCCGTCTTTGGTCTGGATTTTCAACGGTTGGACCATATGCCCGGCAATCGGGACGGTCTCAACCAGTCGGCCATTCTCGCGGCGGAACACCGCAAACGCGCTGCCCACCAGCGTATGATAAGCGCAGCACAAAAACACAAACTGCTGCCAGGTCCCGCCACGCATCATCTGCCAGGGGGCCTGTTGCCAGTCCAAAAGCGGCCCAGACTGAAGCCTGATCGGCTTCCCGTCACGGCCCATAGCCTGGAAGAAAAATTCCGTCTTGGCAGCGTCTTTCGCAATCCGACGAACCGCAGCTCGTAAGCGAGGATTGCGCTTGTAAGCGGCAATCCACGCCGAAGCATCACGAGGAGACAGTCCACCCGTAAACGAGCCCGATTGGGGTATGGCGGTCGTCAGGAAGCCGCGCCGAAACAGCCCCTTCACTAACGCAATCAGACCCATACCCAACTCACCACTCTCCGCGCCTCTGGCGCAAATAGCAAACTCATAGCATCAGCACGGTCAGGGGACCCAATCCCGCGCTTTCTCAGCGCCCTTTTTGACTCCACCTGCACCTTGTGCTTGTCCGTCTTGTGCCAGGTTCTGGCACTCAGTTCTTCAGCCAGTTGCTTATCGGCGGGCTCGATAGCCACAGCCTCAGGATTAGTCGGATCAAGAGCCCAACGCAGCTCAAACTGTATCTCATCCTGCTTGCTGGCGTAGGTGTCTGCATCATCAGGGGACTCATTCAGGGCTACTCCGATGATCTGGATACCCGGCAACTGGCCCTTGTCCGACATCTCCTGTAACCGGCTCCAGACTCCCTGGCCCAGGCCCGTCCGGTCAATGATGATCGCCGTCACTCCCAGCGTTGTGGCCAGGTCGCCAATCTCGCGCGCCTGACGCATCAAGTCCTCAGTCTGCCAGGACTGCACAATCGCAGCCCGGCTGCCCAACAGGTGCGCGGCAATTGTCTCGTCCTGCCCGCCACCCGCAACGTCTACCGCCAGTAGGTTTGGCGCCACCAAATCGCAAGGAACTTCAGTCCATCTGGCCTGCGCCAGGGCCACCCATTCTGCCGTTACAACCTTCTCGGCCGCCGTCAGGTGGAATTTGCCCTTGACCTTGGTCTCCCACAGGTGAAGCAGTCCGCGCTCAAGCCACCTATGGCGCTTGTCCTCAACCCAATCTCTGGTTACCAAACCCGGAACAACCACCCGGCCCGCCCTCACGTTCGGCGTGTCCTCAGCGTCAATGCTGAGTTTATGCCACCTCTGGCTCTCCTCTGGATGGACATGAGAGTCTAAAAACGGACCTTTGTCACAAATCGGGTTCCCGATCTTCAGGTGACGGCTTCCGTCGCTGGCCGTGATTCCTTCAAAGCCCTCAACAACGTGGGCCTCCATACCGGCAGCCTCGTCCTCAATAAACAGGACGTTCTCGGCCTCGTGAAGGCCAGCGACAGAGTTTGGCGCATCGGACGCGAACCCCATCCCCCACCAGTCCTCTGCTATGTGCAGAGCAGTCTGCAGGATTCGACCCGCCAGCCGCACCCTGGCCTTGCGATGGAGTTTGCGAATCTCGCGCCAGAGCAGCGTTTTCACCTGTCGGCCCGTTGGCGCCGTTGTGATCACCATCGCAGGGCGCCGAGTGTAAATCCACCAGAGCACCAAGCAGGCCGCGGTAAAGGTTTTCCCGCTCGCGTAACAGGCCGCCACACTGACGCGCTCAAAGCGCATCACGGCCAGCATAATCTCGACCTGCCCGGCCCCGCCCAGGCCGCTCCCAGACCAGAGCGTAACACCCAGGATGTCCCGACAGAATCCGACCGGGTCCTCACGGTAGGCGTCCATCGGCTCGGGCTCCAGAACAGCGCCCTGCCGCGCGTAAATCAGCAGCTTCCGCCCAAACGAACGCGCCAATCTCTGCTGCAGCATCAGGTGTAACTGGTCATGTGCAGCTCGGCATCCAACCAGAACCGCTCGAAGGCATCCTCAATAGACTTGCGATGCGCTTCTCCGAGGTTTGCAATCAGATACTGCGGAAGCTTTTTCAGCATCGGACCAATCTCGCGCTGGATTTTCTCCGCCTTGAGCCTGCCGTAATCGGGATCTTTCGCCTCCAGAATCTTCTGCAAGGCGCCAAATTTCTTGTCCAGCTTGCCCATCTCAAGCATTTCCTGCTGGATTTTTTGCGCATAAACTTTGCGAGCCCACTCCACGCGCCGCATAAACGCCGGGTCCTGCTGGAGCGCGTCGGCCTCGTCCTGGGATAGCCCGGCCGCCTCGCAGCTAAGTTCCCAACCCTCAAGGTTTTTCAAGTGCTCAAGGAGCCGGTCGGACTTACGCCAGGCACCGTTCCTGTCTTTTTTTGAAGCGGCAGCGCGGTCCAGGTTTGTTTTGAGTTCGGTCAGAGCCAGGGCAATGAATGCCCGTCGGCTTGTGGCCCTTGATGCCACCTCGGCCTCAACCCAGTTGTAAAGCTCCTCTGGTAGCCCAACAGTAAAGCGTTTGTCCGGCCTCTCATATGGTGTTGGCTTATCGTCAGAGTCACTCATAATGCCATCTGTGCCAAATCAGACTTCCCTAGATCGCAGTAGAATTGCCCGCGGGG